ATACCAACCTTTAGGTATGTCAAAAGGTTCGACCACGTGAACTGTTTTACTAAATTCTGGAAAAGCTGAGTCTTCATAAGCATCCCAATCTCCATCTAAAAATTGTTTTCTTTGTACTTCAGGTAAAGATGCCAGCATGATATAATAATCATCTGTTTGCATCAGATAAGGGTTATCTTGTAACTTAGCTGGAATAAATCTACGAGTAATATATTTTTTACCTTTAGGTGTATCTATCCCTACATCAAAAGCTGTATTTGGTTCTGATGGTTCTACAAACATTTCTCTAACCCATGTTGAACCAACGTTGCCTGGATTACCTGTTGATCTCATGTATACAGGTATCTCTGGGTCTACAGATCGTAATGATGATCTTAAAAAATTATAAATATCTGGCGAAGGATATTGTGGTAGTTCGTCTATTCCTATCCATGTGTACGATTGACCTTGGTACCGCAAAACGTCTGTCATGTTCTCTGCGTATCCGAACTCTATCTTTGCACCTGATGGGAATCGCCACTCTTTTTCTTGCTCTCTCCATTTTGCTCCTGGAAATGCTTTTGAGTATAATAACTGAGACTTTTGAATTAAGTCTCTTAACTCTGGCATTGTCCGCCTTATTAGGAGTGCTCGATGATGAGCTTTGGAACAGTATCGAAGCGGATCTACTAGCATCGCATATGATTTACCACCGCCTCTTGCTCCACCATAAAAAACTTCTCTTTCAGAAGCTGCAAGAAATTCTGTCTGTGGACCTGTATTAGGTTTAAAGATAACCTCTTGCTGATTTATGTGCTCTTGTATATTTTTAGGAGCACTCTCGATTTGATCTTCCGTAAGTAGTTGTGTATCTTTACCTTGTAAAGATTTATCTATGGTTAACAGTTTATTTTTAATATTTTCTGCTGACCGTTTGGCAGATCTTAGAGATTGTTCTGCCTTTGCAACTTTTTTACGACTGCGAGCTAGAATCTGTTGAGTTGACTTCTTGGCTTTCTGTTGAACTATTTTCTTTGGTTTCGGAGGTGCTACTTCGTTCGATTCGTTTTTTAAGTCCGACATGTGAAATATACCTTCCTGTTTTTCTGTGTAACCAAGATGCTGTTTCTCTTAATGAACAATTTTTTAAATAATCTTTTGCTTGATCAAGAGCTTCTAATTCTTCTCTTACTGGTTCTAAATATCCAGGTGTACTAGATTCTTTAAAACCAAATGGAACTGTCTTAGCTCTCTTTTTTATCTTTATCGGTTCCATCTTTTGCTGGTAATATAAATATACCGTGCAGAGCTTTCATGTTAATATCTAATTGATCTTTTTTAACAATACCAACTCTGTCTAAAATTGAGTTGGCAGCTGCTAGACGAATACTTGCCTGTGGAGTAGTGCCGTCTTCATCTAGTAAGGCGATTAGCCTATTAGCTGCCTTAGCGGAATGTGTGGATAGGTGGTGTTCCGCTAATTCTGTAATTTCTTTTCGCAAGTTTCGTACTACTTTAGGATACGAATGGGAGGAATACCCTGCTATCTTTGCTGCTTCTCTTGGGTTTCCTTGTGCTTCTCCGAATAATACGTCTAGAAACTTTTCTTGCATATCTGTTAAGTTTCTTTTTTGAGTTTTCGTTATAGAAAAATCCGTGTCTTGCATTTATTAATTCCATTATCTCTTCAAATGAAAGAGATTTAACTTTATCCGATAAATATATCTTCGTCTGTTTCTGTTTCATTTGCAACTTTAGAAGTTTGTGCTGGCATTTTTGCCATTTCTTGTGGTATTTCTTGTTTTGCAGGTATATCTTCTAGATTTAACTGCATTGCTTGAAAGAAATTAGGTTCAATTTTACTTGTCATGCCTTGTGGGCTGTAAATTGTTTGCATATCTTCTGTAGTTGTAGACATTTCAAACCCTTGCTGGGCTTGTTCATAAAAATTTTGTGGTTTTTTTCGTTTTGATGCACCTTCACCGCCTACAGGAAAAGATCCTGAACCAGTTTTTAGGTAGCTAGGTATGTTTGCTTCAAATTTCATAATAGTTTTTTTATATTATTTGTGATGACCCTGTTTTTTTATTATGTGTATGTACGTGTGTGTCCCTTAAATAATATATACTTTCCTATTATAGTGCTTGTATGCAATTTTGTCAAGTAGTTTTTTTAAAAAAGTGTGTGTGCGTCAATCTGGCACTAGACAAAATTGAAATAAGGGTGTATAATGTTCATAGGACACCCAGGGGGGCCTTTACACCTATACCAAAGATATTTTTAGAACTACCCCCTAGGGTATTCCCAGGAATATTGTCGGAATATTATGCCCTGAAATATGGCCCAGAGTAGGTTAACACGACTTTTGGGAAATTTCTGGTATCCGTATATATAGTATATAGGTACCCCCCCGTGGTACACGCATAGGGTAGCAACAAAATTTTTTTGTATATATTTATGTACGCCTTTAGGCGTTCCTTATATACCCAAAAAATCCCTTAAAGTCTTTAGTCCTTTTTCTTTGGGGGTTCTAGGGGGTATTTCTTAAATACCCACTAGCAAAATTTAGAATTTTTTTTAATTAACACCTGACACAGCTAGGGGGGTCATTGGTTTTTGTATCAATGACCCCCCTGTGTTAACTAGATTAATTATTTATATTTTTTAAATATTTATCTAAATCACCAACTGCAACATCAAATATTTTATTATTAATATTTGGGTTATAGTTTGTTTTAACTTTTGGATAATTTGATTTTTCATATTTTCTAAAATTATCCGAGTGTAATTCTCCAACAATTAAACAATATAATTCTTGAAGTTTTTTGGCTGCGTATGGGTGTGAGTTTTCTGACATCAAAGTTATTCCTTTAGCTGCCATTTCGTAAAGTTCGTTAATTTCATTAACCAACCTTTTTTCCGCATTCCCATTTTTACCAACTTCACCTTGGGCAACTTGCGTTATAGTTTTAGCTGTTCCCAAAATGCCTTCTTTCACATCATTTATTTTTTCAATCGCTTTCATAAATGGTGATTTGGTTGCATTTTCAACATTTTCATTTTCAACTTTTTTTGGTGTGAAGAAATTTTTAGCAACTGCCAAAAATCCTCTTTCACCTCTAAAAGTGCAATAAAATTGTTTTCCATGCTCTGATTTTGAAAAGAATTTTTTAACAAAATTTTGTCTAAAAATTCTTTCATTTTTGTCAGTAATGCCCTCGAATTTGAACATTTTCCAAGGTAGTTCAATTTCTACTGGGTTTGTTTCTTCGTTCAACATTTCATCAACTTTGAAATATTGCTCGTTGCAAATTAAAAACATAATTGCGGGTGCAACATCTACTAACACTCGGTATTCATAAGCAAATTCTACTTGAAAATTTTTCAAGTTTTGCCCAAGTGCTGGAATTAAAACCAAGTTTGCAAACGTGGAATAATTCCCTGCAATTAATGTTTTTCTTTTATTATCTGCATCAAAAAATATATTTTTAACAGCTTTATCATTTGCTGTTTTATCAAAATAATTTGATACATCTAATTTGCCATTTTTATACATAGAAAATAGATTTCTTGTAATAAATAGCATTTTGCCATTGGCTAATTTTTCGCCATTAGCAACGTCTTGAACTTGTTTCCAAGTTGTGTCTTTTAAATCAACCTTTGGTTGTGTTTCACGTGAAACATTTTTTGCAACCTTTGGTTGTTGTTTTGATATGTTCATATTTCCTCCTTTGTTAAGATTAATAAACATATACCATTGGTTGTAATCTAACATTATGGCGTAAGTATGTCAAATGTGTGTCAAAAAAAAGTTTTTTTAAATCTTTGTGTTCATTTTGGGTCATAGCTATTTTAGAACATTAGTAGAACATTTTCACGTGTGGAAGTGTTCTCATTTTGTTCTTTGCCTTATTTCTGCCACAATTTTAACAAATTTTGAACACAAAAAAAAATATGAAAATAAAAAACTAAGACATTGTATAACGATACATGTGAAAAAAAATGGGAATAAAAGACTAAGACATTGCTACTATCCCTAGCCGTCTAACTATTATAAGAGAGGGAAACGACTAGGGGTTTTCTCTAGGGGAGAAACTTTTAATTCTTATGGTACATAATTAACTTCAGTAATTTCTCTAACTTGTTTATAAGTATCAGCATCAGCATTATCTAAATAGTTAGTATGCTTTAATAACTGACATAACTTATTTAAGTCATCAACTTCAGTTTTTAAAAAAGTAATTAAACTTTTTTGTTTGT